CCGCGCCCAGGCGCCCGGCGAGCGGGAGCCGCACATCCAGACCACGCACATCAGCACCGCGGCAACACGCGCTGCCGGTCGCGGCAATGGCGGCTTCCACACGCTCGGCCACTTCGCGCAGGCCGTGCGTGGATCGATCCGCAACCCCGCCGATGTCGACGCGCGCCTGCGTGCTGCACTCACCACCTACGGCAACGAGTCGACGGGCGCCGACGGGGGCTTTGCCGTGCCGCCGGACTTCCGCGCCGAAGTCATGCGCCTCGTCCAGGCCGAGGACGCGCTCTTCAGCCGCACCGACGCCACGCCGACGATGAGCAACACCGTCACCGTGCTCACCGACGAGACCACGGCCTACGGTACCTCTGGCGTGCGCGTCTACACGCGCGCCGAGGCGCAGCAGATGACGCAGTCCAAGCCCAACCTCAAGGAGATGTCGACCAAGCTGCACGAGACCTATGCCTTCGTGCCGATGACCGACGAGCTGCTCGAGGACGCGCCGATGCTCTCGAGCTACCTGACGACGAAGGCAGGCGAGGCGTTCCAGTTCAAGATGAACGACTACATCGTCAACGGCACCGGCGCCGGGCAGATGCTGGGCATCCTGAACAGCCCCTGCCTGGTCACCGTCGCCGCCGAGGGCTCGCAGACGCCGGGCACGATCCACGCGCTCAACATTCTCAAGATGTGGGCGCGCATGCCGGCGGTGGTGCGCAGCCGTGCCGTCTGGCTCTGCAACCAGGACGCAGAGCCCGAGCTGATGAAGCTCGGCATCTCGGTCACGACGCCGTCTGGCACGGCGACGGGCGGCATGCCGATCTACATGCCGCCGGGCGGCCTCTCGGCGCTGCCCTACTCGACGCTGATGGGCCGTCCGGTCATCACGACGGAGGTCTGCTCGGCGCTCGGAAACGTGGGCGACATCATCTTCGCCTACCTCGGCGGCTACTTCGCGCCGTTCAAGGGCTCGATCAAGAGCGACGTGTCGATGCACCTGTTCTTCGACCAGGCCGTCACCTCGTTCCGCTGGACGCTGCGCGCCGGCGGCCAGCCCTGGCTCTCGGCCCCCATCTCGCGCAAGAACGGCAGCAACACGCTCAGCCACTTCGTGACGCTGGCCGCGCGCTGATCCGTCACCGCACACCCCTCAACTCCAAGGAGCATTTCCATGACCGTGAACCAGAACGCCCGCCTCGACGAGCAGGTGTATTCGGTGCAGGCCGCCATTGGCGTGCTGCTCACCAGCACGCTCGGCGACACCGTCTACGTGAGCCTCAAGGGCTTCCAGCGCATCCGCATCACCATCGACATCCTCAACGGCACCACCGTGACCGGGTCGACGATCACGCTCAAGCAGGCCACCGCGGTGGCCGGCACCAGCGAGAAGGCGCTCGCCTTCACCCGAATGCTGGCCAACACCGACGTTGCGGCGGGCCAGGCGATGACCGAGACCGCCGTCACGAGCAACACCTTCACGACGAGCACGACCAACAGCAAGCTGCTGCGCTACGTGATCGACGTGCTGGCGAGCGACCTGGACGTCGACAACGGCTTCGACTGCATCCGCCTCGACGGCACCGGCGCAGTCAACCACCTGGCCTGCTGCGTGACGTATGACCTGTACGGCTCGCGCTACGGCTCCGCGCTGAGCCCGATGGGCAACTGATCGGCAACTTGCGGTTGTCTCCTCCAGCGCCTTCGGGCGCTTTGGCCGGGCGCGCGCCTCGCTGGCGTGCGCCCGGTGTTTTCGCGGAGAACCGGGAGCCATGACAGTCAAACTCGTGCGCGGCTATGCCGGCTTGGCCGCAGGCTCGTCATACGATGGATCGGCCGACGAGGAAATCGACCTCGTGGCGCACGGCAATGCCGTCTGGGATGTGCGCTCCGTGGTCGGCCAGGGCGGGCCCGGCGACGGGGTCGTGCTGCCTGCGCTGATCGACGCCTCTGCGCGCCGCTACGGCGGGAGCTTCGACGGCACGTCGAACAACTCGTCGAACATCCAGGACGCAATCGACGACGCGGCCGAGCAATCCCCTGGCGCGGCCTGCGTCATGCTGCCGCCGACCATCTGCCTGCGCGACCAGATCATCCTGCATGAAGGCGTGCACCTCTTCTGCTGGCAGTACACGAAGGGCCGCATCAACACCCAGGTCAAGATCCACGCCGACGCGAGCTTCTCGACCGGCTACATCCTCAACTGCAACACGACCGACGGCACGACGCCCACCGTCGCGCCGCGGCTAGGTCAGTGGGTGCAGTGCGGCGTGTTCGGCCTGTGGCTGAACAATTCAAACCCGGTGAGCCTGCCAGGCATGCGGCTCATGCTCCTCGCCGGCACCTACGACGTGCGCGACATCCGGGGCTACAAGCACACCCAGCTCATCAAGAAGATGGCGGGCCAGTACATCGACAACGGCCGCATCGACACGGTCTATGCCGCCGCCTCCTACGACAACAGCGAATACGCCATCGACATCGGCAACGGCGGCGGCGATGCGCTGCAGATCAACAACCTCAACTTCCCGGGCAGCAATCCGGTCGAGCTCGCGCTGAAGGTCGACACCTCGGCCGGCTGCAAGGTCTCGAACGCGATCAATGGCCAGATGTACTTCGTCGGCTGCACGCTCGCATCGGTCGATAACTTCCACGGCGAGCGCGGGCGCATCGTCCGCGAAAACTCGAGCGTCTCGGTGCGCGACACCAACTTCAACACCCACACGTCGAGCAGCGCCTATCCGATCGACTGCGTCATCACCGCCGGCACCGGCAGCGCCTACACCGACAGCCTGCACCTCGACAACGTGGTCTTCAATTGGGGCCAGGGCGACGGCTCGAGCGAAGGCACGCACCTGGCAGACGTTCGCACGACCTACCAGACCGCGATCCACTGCGACAACGTGCGGCGCGTCGTCAACATGTACGGCTCGCAGCGCACGCTGACCGGCATCCTCGTCGCCAAGCAGGACGACACGCTGCTCGACGCGTTCAACAACTGGTCTCACTTCCTGTCGCGGCGCGGCAGTTTCGTCGGACTGAAGGGCTTCGGCTCGTTCAACGTCCAGCTCGCGGCCGACTTCACCGGCATCAACGGCAGCTCGGCGTCGTCGTCGTTCGGCAGCTCGACGCTCACGACGCAGACCTACTACTACATCGCGCAGCTCCTGATCGACGCCACCACCGGCGCGCTCGTCGGCCGCAACCAGAGCGCCGGCGAGCACAGCAAGGCCGTCACCGCCGGGCAGCGCGTGAGCCTCACCTGCACGATGGGATCAAGCTCGACGCTGGCGTGCATCATCCGCATCTATCGCGGCACGTCGACCGGCTCCTACGACAAGGTGGCCAACATCCCGATGATGCGCGCCGCGCAGCTCGTCGACAAAGGCAGCTACGTCAACGGCATTCCCTGGACTGACCGTGCCGCCGGCGCGGTGGACACGATCACGTCCACCACGGGCACCTGGCTTATGACGCCGGGCATGGGCAAGGTGGCCGTCGCATGAGCATGATGTACCTGCTCACCCCGCCCACCGTCGAGCCCGTCGAGCTCGACGACTGCAAGGCCGCGCTGCGCATCGACGGCGAGGAGTTCGATACTCGGCTTCCGAGTCTCATCGCAGATGCACGGCAGGAGGCCGAGCAGGAGACCGGTCGCCAGTTCATCCTGCAGACCTGGCGCACCGAGCTCGACGACTGGCCCGCCGTCACCGACGTGCTCGACGTGTACCGCCCGAGCGCCTGCGCCATCACCTACTGGGACGGCGCGACCTGGTCGACGCTCTCGACTTCGGCCTACGCCTACGCGCCCAAGGGCCGCGGCACGGTGCTGGCCCCGGCGCTCGATACCGACTGGCCCGACCTCGGCGACATCGCCATCGGCCCGCGCGTGCGCATCGACCTCACTGCAGGCCTTGCGCCGGAGAGCGCCGACCAAGTGCCAGCATGCGTTGTCGAGTTCATCATCGCGCGCGTCGGAGAAATGCTCGGGGCTCCGCGGAGTCCTTACCTCGTTCGCAAACTCGATCCGCAGCGTCTCTACTGAAGCCGCAAATGGTCCAGACCATTGCAACCGCCAAAATCGACCATCTGCAGCTCGACCAGCGCCTGACGCTGCAGAGCCGCGCCGCGGGGGTGGACGTGCTCGGCCAGGCCAGCGGCGCGTGGACCGACGTGGTCACCGTCTGGGGCAAGGCGCGCCCGCTGCGCAGCCGCGAGCTGTTCGCCGCCGGGCAGATCCAGAACGTGAGCGACGTGGAGTTCACGATCCGCTGGCGCGGCGATGTCGAGTCCACCTGGCGCGTCGTCTGGCGCGACACGCCGCACGACATCACCGGCACCCCGATCGACATCGACGGGCAGCGGCAGTGGATGCAGCTGCTCGCGAGCACCGGCATCAGGGACGGCAGATGATCGAGGCAAAAGTCGTCGGCATCCCCGACCTGCGCGAAGCCTTGCGCGGCATCGTGCCCAAGCTGCGCGTGCGCGCGCTGCGCAACGCGCTGGCGGCCGGTGCGCGCGCGACGGTCGAAAACAGCAGCTACACGATCGTGTATACGACTATACCGAGCCCGGTCGAGGTCGGCAGGCATTTCACCATCGACTTCGCGGTTTGCGCGCGTGGCA